CAATATGCTCCGCAGCCGTAAGCGGAAGAAGACCCAGCTCTGCACTAGATGTTGGGGGGCTAAAGCTCTAGCTATGCGGCTGAGGGCGGCGAGAACAGTCTGTAAGCGGGGACATCAACTGCCTGCTGCGGGTGGGGGTGAATGCCGCGAGTGTGTGAATATAAGAGCTAGGGAATACCGTCAGCGAGTGAAAGAGAGAAAGAAGGCGCGTGTGGAATTTGCGTGTCTTATCGTTAAGAAACTCCCCCAAGCTCTGCTGGTGGCAGAATCTGTGTTATAATAAGATAGTCCTGGGCTGGTTTGCTCACATAATTTCCCCAGGTGGGGGAATTATGTTTTACCTTGATGTAATATAATGTAGGTGTGAGCCGATCTCCACTGCTCATTAACCGCGAGCTGGAAGACCTCGTCCTCCTGCGCACACGTAGCGCCTTACGTCAGCGGCGGCTGGAACAGAATAAGCCTCGCCAGCCCATCGTTCCTTGGGCGCAGCGCAACTTTTATGTGCCAGATACGGGCAATCCTATCGTCTTTGCCCCCCATCAGCGGGCAATCCTCAAAGCTGCATTTACTCGTGGACCTGATGGCCATTTCCCGTACAAACTCATATTGCTCAGTAGCGTGAAAAAGTCTGGTAAGACCTGCCTGGCGGCAGTGGTTTCTCGTTGGATAGCTGAGGAGCAAACTCGTTTTGGAGAGATAGCTACTACGGGTAACGACCAGCGGCAGGCGCGGGAGCGCGTATATGAGCAGGTGGCGGCGAGTATTCGCCTTACCCCAGGCTATCGTAATCGTGGTAGCGATGGCTATCTAAAAGAACGCTGGGTAGTGCAAGCTACTAAGCTGACGTGTCTTATGACTGGCAGTAAAGTGGAGGCGCTAAGTGTGGATGCCCGTGGTGAGGCAGGGGCTAACCCAGACCTTACCGTGTGGACAGAACTCTGGGGGTATGAGGATCCCGCCGCTGTAAAGTTCTTCCATGAGATGACCCCACCCCCCACAAAGCCCGATAGTATTAGGCTGATTGAAACATATGCGGGCTTTGATGGTGAGAGTCTCTTGCTGCATGAACATTATGACTTAGGTATGTCGGGTCGGCAGCTTACGGCGGGGGAGCTAGCCGCAATGGCTGATGAGCCCATAGGCTGTTTCGCTGAGGCTCAGCATCCTGATGACCTTGTGCCCATATGGATTAATGATACAGCGAATATGTTCATGTATTGGGATAGCGGAGTGCAGGCCAGGCGTATGCCGTGGCAATTGGGGGCTATAGGTGAGCAATACTATATCAAGGAGGAGAAAACCCTCCCTCCCCCCCAGTTCCACCGTCTCCACCTGAATGAATGGGTTGGTGGTGAGAGCGACTTCCTGCCAGTGGGGGCGTGGGATAATTGCCGAGAAGATCTCCCTCACTTGGAACCTGGCGATAAAACTCCAGCCGTACTTGGGGTGGACGCTGCTAGCACCCACGACTGCTTTGGTATAGTGCTCGTTACACGTCATCCTGAACGTCATACTGACCCCGCTATCCGTGAATGTCGCAAGTGGGATCCTAAAGAGCGGGGAGGCAAGATCGATTATGATGAGCCGGAAGCTTTTATCCGTACCTTGGTGCATGGGGGCTGTATAAAGGGACATCCTCAATATCATCCATTTAGGAAGCCTCCAGCGGAATGTGATCATGCTAGCAGAGCTTACGGCTGTGAGGATTGCTGTGACTCCTGCGCCAATAAAGATTTAGCCCCTCCATATAATATTATTGAGATCGCATATGACCCCTACCAGCTAGTGAGTGTTATGGAACGTCTCTATAAGGAGGGAGTGAATACCCAGCCGTTTATCCAGCAGAAAGAGCGCAATATCGCGGACAGTCAATTCTACGATGTTATTATCCAACGTCGCTTAGCTCACAATGGCAATCCCGCCCTGCGGGAACATGTGATAAACTGTGCGGCTAAGTTGAGTAAGGATGAAGATAGTAAGCTTCGTCTGGTAAAAAAGAGTCCAGACCGTAAGATCGACCTAGCGGTGGCTAGCAGTATGGCAATACGGCGTGTACTTTATCTTCTCATCTAAGTAAGGAGGCTTTATGGGACTCGTACTCAATATGAACCCAAAGTGGCGGCAGAAAATTATAATTGAACATGATGGTGAGAAAATGGAGATCTTTGCTAAGCAACAAGGAGCTGATACGCCACGGGTTAAACTGTTGTTTGTAGGGCCTAAAAGCTGGCATATCTACAGAGAGCCTGAGTTTGTTGAAAGACCCTCAGAGGTATCCAGATAACTGGTATAGAGCTAGGGCTATAAGTTTAGGCTGTCCTATTTATCTATTGGAAGATGCTGTCCAAGAGATGAAAATAGGAGTGCTGCGTGGACAGCCCATTAAATATGCCTGCATAGACTTTCTCCGTAAGGAGCATAAAGGCTCCCGTAGAAATAGATATATTCCTCCACTCCCCCTTGACCAAATTATTCATCCTAAATACTCCCATGAAGATTCTACTCTCTCCTTGTTAGTAGTTGGAGACGCTATAGTTGGCCTTAAGCCGCTGGAGAGGGATGTAACGATGAAATATTTCTATGGCTATCGTGATAGAGAGATAGCCAAGGTAGTAAGGCGAAGTGATAGGCGTATAGGGCAAATACGTTCTGAGGCTCTCCACAAAGTTAGGGAGGCTTTGCGGTATGGATGATAGAGAATACGGACTAGGGAGGCTTTACGTTCCTGATGAGAGAGACCATCAATACCCCTTCCGCTTAGCATTTTTAGCTCCTCCTGCCGTCCCATCTTTTAGATTTTGGCGTACCAATAAGCAAGTGTTGGATCAAAACGGTTGGCCTCAATGTGTAGCCTACGCTTGGAAACACTGGCTGACATCTAGCCCCTTGCAGCAAGGGAAGAATGTTGACACGGCTGAAGTTTATAGGGCTGCGCAAGTAGTAGATGAATGGCCAGGTGAAGATTATGATGGGACAAGTGTAAGAGCGGGAGCTAAAGTATTACGGGAGCGAGGATTCATTGGCAATTATTTATGGGCTACCACAGTAGATGAAGTGAAAAATTGGGTTCTAGTTAATGGCCCTGTGGTAGTTGGCACGAATTGGTATAGTCATATGACTGAGGGTATTTCGGTAGAATATCCACTCCGTGGATTTTGGGTTAAGCCAGAGGGAACCCTTTTGGGGGGTCATGCTTATCTTATATCTGGATATTCACTAAGGATGCATGCCTTTAGAATCCTCAATAGCTGGGGTACTGCTTGGGGTGAGCGTGGAAAAGCGTGGCTGGCGGAGGAATATCTGGAGCAGCTTATGTTAGAGGATGGAGAAGTTTGTACAGCGGTAGAACAGCATGTAGCTTTATCAAAAAGCCCCTAGCCCCTTATACTGTTCAGTAAGATGGTAGACGGCAATAAAGACCTTAACCAAGAGGCCCTGCGGGCCAGCGTAATCGACCGCCCCCAGCAACGGGGGGATTCCCCACAAGTCCCTAGTAATTTTGAGTCAAGCTTGCTATGGTTGGTAGCTAGCGCAGCTGATGAGATAGAACCTTGGGGGCGTAAGCCTAAGCTACGAGATTTTCAACTTAGACAGTTCTACCCCACAGAATCCCTTTTTAGTAGCGCATTAGGGATGGTAACGGCGCGTAACTCTGCATTTAGCTGGTATGTAGAGGGAACTACTCGCACTCAAGCTAAGGTGCAGAAAATATTAGAGGATGTAAATGCTGGGGCGGGCTGGTCTAACTTTATTGAAAAGCTTAGCTTAGACCTCTACACGCAAGATCATGGAGCCTTTGTAGAGATTATCCGGCAGCCTGACGCCCCCAATGGAGCTCTACTTACTCTTAATAATCTAGACGCCGCTAGATGTTGGCATACAGGCGACCCCGAAAATCCTGTTATCTATCAGGATCGTAAAGGTCGCTACCATTTGCTAAAATGGTGGCAGGTCATTACATTTTCTGAAATCCCCACGGCGATAGAAGGTCTCTACGGTCTACAGATCTGTGCACTTAGCCGCCTCCTGTTGGCTGCTCAGGTGACGAAGAGTATCAGTATCTACCGCTACGAAAAAGTTAGCGGTCGTCATGCTAAGGCTTTGCATCTAGTAAAGGGTTTTAATACTCAGCAACTTCAAGATGCTCTGCAAAGGATGCAATCTATCGCTGATGCTCGCGGTTTTCTCCGTTATGTTCAGCCTATCATGATAGGTAGCCATGATCCAAAGGCAGAGGTAGGGCACGATACGATTGAACTTGCTAGCATGCCAGACGGCTTTAGTGAGGATACGGCCTTTAAGCACTACATAGCCCAGATAGCAATGGCCTTCCTTAGCGATTATCAGGAATTTGCCCCGCTACCTGGTGGCAACCTTGGCACGAGCAGCCAGAGTGAAGTGCTACATGCCAAGATGCGCGGTAAGGGGCCTGCCATCTGGATGAAGCTCATTACGCATGCAATGAACAGCAGAATTATGCCTCAGAACGTAGAATTCGGCTTTGCCGAGCCTGACCTTGATGCTGAAAAGCAGGAGGCTACTGTTCGGCTATTCCGCGCTAGGGAGAGGGCTGAGCGTATTAAATCAGGGGAGATTACGATAGAGGAAGCTCGCCAAATGGCAGCTGATTCTGGTGATCTCCCGCAAGAGATGTTGCTAAATCCTGACGTTACTCCCCACCTTCCTCCTCTACGTGATACTGAACAACCTAACCGCACAACTGGTGAAACTGCAGTAGGCAATAAGGCGTTGTAGCTATGGTCATCGCATATCAAGTAAAACTGCCTAAGCGGGATCCCTTCCCGAAGATAAAACTTCAAAGAGTAACAACTCTCTTCCGCCAATTTGGTACAGATACCCTGCAGTATCTTAAAACATACCCCCCAAAGCCTCCAGCCAGTCGCTATCGACGCAGTGGAGACCTTAGTCGTGGCTGGAGTAGTGGTGGGGGCGTAAAAATGCGTGGTGGTGACCTTGTGATAGAGTTTGATAACTTTGCGATCGACTTATATGGTAGGGAGTATTGGGTATGGGTACAGGGGCCGCGTAGAGGGGCGGGACCAAAACAACGGCGAATTATGGCTACATATGGCTGGTCTAGCATAAGTGATGTACGGACCAAAATATGGCCACACTATCGTCCTAGGATTATGAAATCGCTGGGTGTTACTCGGGGAGTTGGAGAGATTCGTCCTGAGTTTACGCCGGAGTTTATCTAGGGGTTGTTCTAAATAATGAAATACTTTTATGTTAGAGGTTAGGTGAGGTATGCCGTACAGCGGAGCGTCAGATCCTAATCTTCCATCTAATGTTAAAAAGATGCCTTCTAAGCGGCGACGTCAGTGGGTTTCTATCTTTAATCGTACGATGGCAAGTTGTACTGGAGATGATTGTGAGGCAAAAGCCTTTAGAATCGCTAATGGGGTACTGAAGAGGCAAAGTAAAGATATGGATATAGTCCCAGTTCAGTGCCAGTGTGGGGAATGGAATGAAGTTGACTTAGGTGAAAAAGAGCTTATCTGTGAACATTGTCATACTGGTATGAAGATGGTATGGAAAGATGACGAGCTTGAGGATGAAAAGTGCTACGACCAGCCTAGCATTACATATTATAAACCCTACGGGGGGGCTATTAGCTTTGAGGAAGTAGACGCTTATCACGAAGCAAGTGAGATGACCAGTAATGTAAATATGGCAAAGTATATGTTCGACTCTATCTATGAAAATATCAATTCTGATGATGAGATGTCTCCTGATGAAAAGGTGACATCGGTCGAAAAAGCCACTAAAGAGATGATTAAACGGATGCAAAATCCAAAACATAGTATGAAAGATACTCTGAAAAGCATTGTTTTTGGTCAGAAGAGAACATTCTCTACTGAAGAGCGCAAGCGGCTGGCGAAGACAGGGGCGGCTATGCCAGATGGGGGCTACCCAATAGTCACAGTAGAAGATCTTAAAAATGCTATCCGTGCTATCGGTAGGGCTGCTAACCCCGCTGCCGCTAAGCGCCATATCAAAAAGCGGGCAAGGTCTTTGGACAAAAGCGATCTTATCCCAAAGGAATGGGGCTCTAAAGAAGCCGACAGTCTTTTTATTGTTACAAAGGGTATCAATGGTGATTGGCGCTGGCTAGCTATCTTCACAAATAAGTTCCGAGATCGTGAAGGCGAAATCTTTAGTGATACAGCTCATAAGGAATATGAAGCTTGGGTAGATGAGACAAAGCAATATCCGGAACTTCGTATGTGGCATATTCCTGGTAGCGGCGTGGGCCATGCTGATTGTATTACGTATGCTGATGGCTTTATGGTAGCCAGCGGAGGATTCAGTAAGGGGAACGAAGATGTTGCAGAGCGGTTAGCCGGTCTGTCCAATATTGGTGTAAGCCATGGGTTCGCTTATCGGGAGAGTGACCTCACGCCTGATGGTGTGTATAAGCGATATCGGACGTTTGAGCTTAGTGCCCTCCCAATAGAGAAAGCAGCGAATAATTGGACAGCTTTCACCTTGGAACTGTTGAAAAAGGAGGTTGAAATGGGGTTGAATCCAGATAAGAGGGAATTTCTAGTTAAAGCTCTTGGAGAGGAGCGTGTCGGCCGTCTCGAAGAGGTGCTTCCTCAGCTTAGTAAGGATCTAGAGGAAGCTGGGGTTGGCTGGAAAGATTTGGCTGAGGCTATGGATTCTGAGTCAGATACAGATGTAGAGACTACTGTTGAGGATAAGGAGTCCGATAAGAAGCCAAAGGATAAGAAGCCAGAAGATGAGGAGAAGAAGACAGAAGATAAGTCTGTTGATATCAAGGAGCTAACAGGGGCTTTTAAGGAGCTCCTAGCCCCTCTGGCTGAAGCTATCACTCAGCTTCAAACTGATATTAAGGAACTCGAAAAGAGTGACGATGAAAAGATCGCTGCTCGTGTTGGCCCTAGGACTGATGTGGCGGCTCTAAGTAAGGCTAAGAAGCCCACGGATGCAGACGACAATGTTATCGATCCAGAGAAGACGAAGGATCTAGATAAGGTAGAGCCCAAAGATGAATCACCCACTGTAGCTGCAGCAAGGGCTATCGTGGATGAGCTGATGCTCGGGAGGAGGGCTGATGTAAATGGATAGCAACACGCTCGTTAAGGAGCTGGCTTCAGCTCTGCTGCCCGAGCTCCAGCAGCAGATCGGCCGTCAGTATGGAGTTGGCTATAAGCATGATTCTCCTGGCAACCCGATTACCGTAGGCTATGTCCATGGCCCTGGTGGGCTACTAACATTTCCAGGGGTAGACAATGCGGTTTTCCATACTGTTATGGGGAACCGTTCAATTATCGGCCAACTCCCAACTA